ATCTGATGCGGAAGGGAACACACCACGCACACGAACTTTGAAGAAGTCGGAATCCTCACCGTAAGCCTCTAACCATTCTTGCAATTTGGCTTTGTTAGAGATTTTAACAGTACGGCTATCTATTTGGTATGTAGTCCAGTAGTTACGATGCTTTCTAAAACATTCTCTAAACCTACCACTATTACGTGTAGGGTTTCCGAACACACACCATATAATTTCCGTTTCCTTATCCGTTAATGCACCCTCTGTTACTTCCCATATCTTATCGGAAATAGCTGATGCCTCATCGAATATGATAAGTATTCTGTTACCTTGATTGTGTAGACCAGCGAATGCCTCTGGGTTGCTTTCGCTCCAAGGAATAGCATCAATACGCCATGTCTTTTCGTATTGCTTATCAGCACTAAACAATGCGGTAGCCGTATAGGTGAATAGTTCTTTACCTATAAATAGGTTGTACCATTTGTTAAGTTCCGCCCAAGTCTTAGACTTTAACTGTGTATCAGTATTAGCAGTAACTACCCCTCTTGTATTCTCATGTGTAGCAATAGCAAATAATATCAACAATGAAGAAAAAGCGGACTTCCCAATACCATGACCTGATGCAACTGCAATTTGTATTGCCTTAGCTAATGACTTTCCCTTGCGTAATTCTTCGCCTATTTTCTTGAAAGTCTTTACTTGCCATTCGTCAGGTCCATCAAAGTTTTCAAGCGGTGTTCCTTTTTCACCCCAAGGGAATGCGAAGTAGACAAAACCTAATGGATCATGAGTGAACGAACCCAACGCATCAATCAGTTGTGCCTTGTTGTACTTCATCAGATTTCACCCTTGCTTGTTTCATCCTATCGGATATATCAATCTCTATTTCTGCATCTAGTTTCACCTTATCGGTAAATAACATATGCCGTTTACCTAAGAGTTCAGCTGCCTTAGTTCTATCTGCTACAGATACATCTAAACCAAATGCATCTTTTTCTTCGCCATTCATTACCCTAGATAGATATTGTAGGACTTCATCAGCAGTAGCAATAGTATTTTTACTGCGTTTATCCATCACTTCATCTATATATTGGCGCACCTTTACTTTTCTTAATAACTGACTACCCTTGCTTGATGCAGTTTTTTCACTATATCCAGCCTTGATAGCACTCTGTGTTGCATTGGTAGTCTTGATATACTCATCTGCAAATATACGTTCTTTTTCTGTTAAGGTGTTAGCATCTGCCATATATCAATCACCACCTTTATATGCCTTAACTAAAAAAAGTAACACCTCGTGTTGCTTGGTGCTACTGTACTCACTTTCTTTCTTATAGAGTTGTTTCGGTTTGAACGTCTTACCCTTTTGGTACTTTTCGGGGAATGTTAGTTTGTACTCTTCCTCTGTGTACATTCGACTGACAATATATATCTTGCAAGGCTTATCAAATTTACTCCATGATTGCCTTGTATCTACTACATATCGTCTACCATTCATCTGTAATGCTTTGAGTAGTTTCTTTATTGTCGGCTGATAATTCACATCCAGCACCACACAATACCGATTAAGATTAATACACCACATACGATAGCTAAACCATCGATGAGTGTAATCATTGTATCGCCACGATGTTCATAAGCATATTTAGCCTTGGCTTGTAAATCTTTATTATTCAAATCCTTGGCTGCTTGTTTGAATAGTTTTCTATCCTCGATGAATTGTTTGATTGCTTTAATCATTTAAGTACTTCGCCACCTTTCCTTTTGAGTTTTCCATGTGATCTAACACATAAGCCGTGATTACATTTACTAGCACCGCCATATGTTATGTATGTTTGACACAAGCCGTCATACTCTATTGTCTTTGCGGTACATATGCCACTCTTATTGTTAAGGCATTTCTTTTTACAACACAAAACATCCGTCATAATCTCCCCTTTATGATAGATTTATACAAAAATTGGAGTATATCGCCGTGGATATACCCCATTATGTGATAGTTTTATTCTGTTTCTTTGTATTAATCACTCAAAACTAGGTGCGTTGTTGATGACATGACAATTTATGCTTTTGAGGTTCAACTATGAATAAAAAACAAAGTTGGAAAATAGAAACACACCTAGTTTTCAATAATCACTTACACACTCAATACCAACAACTAACATTTTGATGGATCGTAATCGTGTTAGGTTAAGTAACAACAAGAATATGAATAAGTTTCTTTTGGAGGCTGCTAGTTGTCAGTATTCAATGTGTATAACCAATTAGGGCAGGTTCATATCTTTAAGGTTAATAATGTATAAGCTATATATTGTGAGGATATTCGACCCACCCTTATCAGTTAGCAGTAAATTTACATATAAAATTTTTGTCTTAACACATACTTCAAAATTGAAATTAGAAAAAAGTATTGTGTCATTTCCTCACTAATCAAATATGGTTGCGCTGCTACTCTGCGACCGTTAGCGCTATACGTTCCATTTCGCCCATATACAACAAAGGCACGCTCTTTTATGGGCGTGCTTGTTGTTGTGTTTTGATGTCCTAAGGAAAGAGTGAGTAGTAGTCGCTTAGTGGCAACTTCTACACTTTATATTATACCTTATAGCGAACGCACTCAATACGGACAATCACGGACATTTGCGGACATTACTGGACAAGTTTTCGCCCAAACTCCAATAATGCCTTTTGTTTATATCTCTTAGCCTGTTTCGTTGAGTAACACCCAATCATTTTATATGCATCTTCCGTTGTATTATTGAGTACAAACTCATAACGCAATATTATTGCCCCTAGCTTTTCATCTAGTGCATCTATCTTAGTGATCGCATCGCATTTTAATTTTGATAACTCATCAATACGCTTATCACGTTCTGCTACTGTATCAAGAAATCTAGCTACGCTACCCTCTAACCCTTGCGGAGTTCCACCACCTGTTACTCTATCCTTACTGTAATCAATAGCACCTATTGATGTAAGGTTCGCTCTTAACTGGTTGATTTCTTCTTTGATAGATGCAATCTGTACATCAATTAACTTAACAGGTTGTAGGTACTCAACCGCCTTTTCTATTAGTTGTTTTTCATCATATTCTCCCAAACACTTCACCTCACTCTTTAAACGCTGGTTCAGCATATCCCCAAACAACAGGTATATCAGATATTACATTGCTCCAAGATGTCTTTCCATCACGCCATGTATACACTTTTCCATCTTTATATTCGGCAAAATATCTACACTTCCATACTTCATTGATACTATCTCTTACAAATATAGGTGTATCAACCGCCACTTTTGACCAGTCAACGATACCTAATTCATCTTCAATACTAAAAACCTCATTAGCACTTAATTTCGGCAATGCTGCCATAACCCCAGTTATACCAATATACTTTTTACAACTGCTTATTCTTACTTCGTCCACATCATCAAACATGGATGGCTTTTCATTTGTTAGATACATATTATCGTATTTATCAGAATATACCGCCAGCCATCATCATATAACTTTTGAAGTAACCATTCTCTACCTTGTTCATCTGTGAGCATATTCTATTCACTCTCCTTATTTCCAAAATAACTCTTACCATTTACACATCCATCTACCTATATTTTCACTCCATTTAAATTTAGCTACATCATATAGTTCAAAATCATCAATGGTTTCTCTTACCTTACCGATATAGAACACATTCTCTTCACTCTCAGCTGCAAGCTGGCACAAAAAATCAAATGCATCTTGATAACTTTGAGGTGCTATGTAAAAGTCGGAGTGTTCAACGTATCCGCTATAACTTGTCATCTAACAATATACCTTTCTGACATAGAGTTGTAGATTTGGTGTTTTATTTTAAGAGTAACCTTTTCAACAAAGAAATCTAATCTAAAACATTGTTCAATCTCAAATATTGTTGATAACTCTGTAATAGTAAAACCAGAAAACTCATATATGATTTTTACACTACCATCATTAACTTCAATTTTGGGTTTGATTATCGTATCAGCTATAACTATTGTTAACGCACTAGCCAATAAATCAAAGTCAACTCTTCTCATGCTCACCTCTTATGATAGGGCGGATATTTCACCGCCCATATTTATTAATTAAAAAATGCGTAAATCAGTAATACTGTATAAATCACTAACAATGCAAAGCACCAAACTAACATTCCTACCATCACAGTATCAACTATTTTGTCTTTTATACTCTTCTTGTTTTCACCAAATAGTATTTTATTTCTTTCTGCTACATATCTTGCGTATCTCTTATCACTTTCAAGTGTGCATAACTCTATTTCATGTTTAGCCATTATTTACCAACTTTCAACTCTTCAACTTCCGCTACTAATTTAGTAACCAATGTTTCAAGTTCTTTGATTTTGCCTTTGTGATTGAGTTCGTACTCACTACCTTTACCCAATCGGAAAGACACACCAGCATTTACCATTTTTTCAGAACCAAGTGTACCGCCTACGCTAAACATTACGTGTTCGTTTGGTGCGTAGAAACCACCTAATGCTACTGCACTATGTCCTTTGTAGTGTCCGTAACCAACTGCGAATGTCAATTTATCATCTTTGTTGTAGCCTAAGTAGTGCAATGCGGATAACGCTGCATTGGCTGCACCAGCTTTACCGATTTCACGTTCTACATTTCGTGTCATGCCACGTTCTAAACTTTCAATGCGGTTTTCATGGTTTTCTAACACGTTCGCATGGTCTACTAATGTTTGTTCATGAGATTGTAATTGTTGTTCGTGATTGTTAATGATCGTTGCATGATTATTGATTACTGTTTCATGACGATTAATTGCATCTGTATTTGCTTTGATGTTGCCAGCATTTACTTTGATAGCATCTGTATTATCTTGAATGGCTTTAGAATTTGCCCCTACACGCTCGTTTGTTGCGTTGATAGAGTTAGTAATCGTTGTGTAATTGTTATCCACCTTAGCGGTTAAATTCTTGATGTTATTTACATTGCGGTCTACTCGAATATTCAAACACTTAATATCTTTATCGTGTTTTACTAACTTAGCACCCATAGATGCGATTTCATCGTAGGCAGCGTACAACTGACTGCCATTGACTGCATCTGTAGATGCTGCATCAACTTGTCCAGCTGCAACATTTGTAATTTGGCGGTTGTAATATTTCACACCGCCAAACCCTGCTCTATCTTTAGAACCTACACTCACTACAGATTGAGGGTTTTCACCAGCGAAAACGTGAGTAACCCCATTTAATACCACTTGTTGTGTAGGTACTGGGTTATCTGTTACGGAATTAGTACCCAACGCTACACTATTACTTTTATCTGCGATTGTGTTATTACCAATAGCGTATGCATCCCATGCAGTCGCTTTACCATGAGTGCCTACTACTGTTGCGCCCTGACCTGCGGTTTCGGAGTTAGCACCGATTACCACTTGCTCTTGGTTGCTATTGGTTTTGTTGTTGTAACCGATGATTGTAGTTTGGTTAGCACTTACTGTTCCGTTATTGCTACCGATAACTGTTGTATCGTTACCGCTAACTTTATTATCTCGACCTAAAACGATTGTGCTTGTACCAGTAACTACTGTATTCACACCTAATGCTGCGGAGTTGTAACCGCTAACTACTGGGGCAGTAGTGTTTGGTTCTACTTGACCTACCACTAAACCATTTGCAAATGTGCTGCCTGTAACTGCTGCCATAACCATTGTTGCTAATACTAATTTGTTGTTCATGTTAATTTCTCCTTTTATGTTAATTAATTTAGAAAACTTATTTACCTGTGCTGCCATATCCGCCAGCACCACGTTCTGTTTCGCTTAATTCATCTACCTCTACAACATCGACCAATTTAATCGGAACAATGATTAGTTGTGCGATGCGATCACCTCTAGAAATCGTGTAATCTTTGCACGAAACATTTTCATAAACGATACTGATTTCACCTCTATAATCTTCATCGATTATTCCAACGCTATTGGCACATCGTAGCGGTGTTTTACTCATGCTACTTCTTGGTGTTAATAACCCCATGTGGTCTTGTGGTATCTCAACCGCCACACCTAACGGAATTTGTCTTTTACTATCTGCTGGTATCGTTACACTAAACGGACAATATAGGTCTAACCCAGCCGATACTTGCGGTAAATCTGAATTTACCTTTCCTCTAGTTGGTAGTTGTGCATACTCATTAACCAACTTTACTTTCATTTGTTCTCTCAAAACTCCACTCCTAACATCATCAATGCACGTTTGACTGTTTTATAATCTGCACCAACTTTATAACCCATTGCCCTTAATGACATTCCAGCTTGATGCATTTTTAATAATGAATTTCCATCCAACTCACTTGCACGTGTATATGTTTTCTGTGGTTTTGTACCTTTTCAAACCTAAACAACATAACGCTCTGCCAGCACTTATGTTTCCGTACACACAAGCTGCTAACGCAAGCCAATTTAAGTTATTATCAGGAACAAACTCACTCATATTAACTGCCATGTTCCTCACTCCATTCACTTTCCTTATAGATGCGGAAGAAATCATCCGCACTCAACACCACTAACCAAGGCTTATTACTCTTTTTCCAAGCTACTATAGGCATATCGCCATTATCTGCAGCTATTGCATCGTGTTCAGCTTGCTCATATGCTTTACGCACGTTGAGGTTTTCCACAAACTTCACCTCTTGATGTATATTTGGTAAACCTACACAGTCGCTTGCATCACCTGTATTACCACAATACTGTGCAGTTCTTCGGACTTTATCGAACCCATGCGACCTACACACATCTCGCCACATTCTTTCGCCACGCTTTCCCTTATCCTTGCTATTTATTGGCATTATCTATTCACCCATTTCATACACCCAATTCTCATGTAGTATTCCTTTTCTTTTTCGTTCAACTTAACAGAACCTTTTATTCGTTTTGCTCTTTTTACAAAACCACCAAACTCATAAATACTACCTCTACAATCAAATGTATCTATTTCATCGATTAAAATTAAACCAGCATCACCAAGCATTTTATCGATTACTTCATAGTGATCATCATACAAATCTCTAGGTACTGCATAATACAAATACATAACATTGTGATTGTCATGGTAACGTGCTTTCTTAAAATCATTTTTGAAATCGTTTATATCTGTTTTGATTTCAACTTCTGTTAAGTGCAAGGTATTCAAATTGAAGTAGATGAAGTCAGCCTCATAAGGTGGCTTTCCGCTATCCCTCATCATTACATTAGGTATGCATACATTTTTTAGAAATAAATGTTTTCCTAACGCATATTGAATATCTTGTTCTGTCAAACACTCACCCCTCTACATATTGTGCATATCTTTACTATTCATCCTCATCTTTTTCCCAACCAGCAATTAATACAATTTCTAAACCATCGTTTAAATCATTGACATAATCAATCTCATATTGTGTGTTATTCACTTCAATAAAACATTCTTGGTCAGGATAAGAATTTTCCAATTTTTTAATTAATTCATGTACTTTCATTTTTATTCTCCTTTATTACTACCACTTTTCATTATTTGCTTTCTTTCAATCGGAAACTTTCAGTAATAGGCACACCAGCCTCGGTTGGAATGTAAATGATTTGGTCTTTACTATCTTTCAATGTATCCACCCATAACCAATGAATGTATGCCTCATTACCTTTCAATGATTGACCGATAATTTGATTAGCTTTTGCAGTACCCTCCGCACGTTTAACTTCTGCTTGTGCTAGGCTTTCAGCACTATCTAGTTTTGCCTTAGCCTCTAATACTGCAACTTGTCTATTTTGCTCTGCTCTAGCAAGTTCTGCCTCACCTGCCTTTTGTTGTTGCCATACCATGTACATAGGAACACCAAACGCAAAACTCCATACAACCGCACCAATCATAACTACTACCAATAAAGCTGATACAATCTTATTCATATTTTTACTCCTTTACATAATCTTCAATACGATAGGTTTTTGTTTCTTGCACTACCCATGATTTGTTCTCGTACCCATGACGTTTTTCCCATGCGTGAAATACTTTTGTTAGTTCTTCGCTTAGTTCGTCCATGTGTTCGTTTTTAACATCTTTCATGTAATCATCTGAATATTCTGCAATTTCATCATCTAAATCGTAATCACACACATTCCAAATCACACGTTCACCATCTACCACAGGTACATATCGGTATGGATGACCTATTTCTATCGTTGTTTGTAATAATTCTTCTCGACTTAAAGCATCAAAATCACCGTAGTCATATTCATTATCGACATAATCTTCGATAGCCTCTTTAATGCTATCTTTCGGTTCACCAGCTACTTCATCTTCACACCAGCAATATTTTGTTTCATCTTTAACTAGCATCATCATTCTCCTTTATTTCTTTTGCCTCGATAACACAGTTAATCGGAGATATTGATACAAGCGTTCCATATATATCTTCGAATAATATGCACATTGTCTTTCCATCAGCAACAAGGTTCAAATCAAGGTAATACTCTTTTAGCGTTTTGTATGTTTCTGTTGCATACATTCTTACTCCGCTACCTGTAAATACTGTAAGTTTAACCATAAATTCACCTCTTAGAATGGAATATTTTCATCTTGCGGTTGTTCAAAACTATCAAAGTTACTAGATGCAGTTTCATCATTTGTTAAGGATGTACCTACAAAGTTAGCAACTACTTCTGTTACATATCGTTTTTGTCCGTCTGCCGTTTCATAGGAACGTGTTTGTAATCGCCCCTCTACAAACGCTCTATTGCCTTTTCTCAAATTTCCAATGCTTTCGCCTAGCTTTCCCCATGCTACGCAATTAATGAAAGCAGTTTGTTCTTTTGTTTCATTGTTACTATCAATGTATGTATTGCTCGCTGCAACTGTGAATGTTGCAACTGCCTTTCCACTTTGTGTATAACGCACTTCAGGATCACGTGCTAAATTCCCCATAATTTGTACTGTATTCATATATCAATCTCCTTAAATCTTTTGCTCGATACACATTGTTCCTTTGTACACCTTGATGATTTCCTCTAGGTTTTCAAAGGTCTTTACATCTGCATTCAAAATCATTTGCATCTGTTGAGATGCCTCTTCTTGCGTTTCCACGTTTAGCGGTATCTCAATGGTGATTACCATCTTTCGTTTCTTACTTAGCATTTATACCTCTCTAGTAGTAATACATTCCGTTTAAGGATGCATCTGTATCTTCAATGTACACATCGTAGCTAGGGTGAATGTGGCAATCGACTGTTGCCTCATTCCTCATGATTTCTAGTAGGTTGTCAATCTTAACCCTTGCTTGCTCTTCGCTAGTTGCTAGTACTGTAAAGCTAACATTGAATGACACATTACAACTCACTTCAAATTCCTTTGGCTTTTGTTTCATCTATCCCCCTATGGCACTTTTCAATAACGCTTTACCTTTATCGGATATTTGGCTATTATCGATTATCCTTGTTACATCTACTGGTTCTTTGGCTACTTCTACCAAGTTACCTGTAGCAGTCATTTCTATTTGTTTTTGACAAGCACCAATCAATGCACGTTCACGTTCTGCTTTCTCTCTTGCTTTAAGTAGCAAGTGATTGTCTTTAATCGAATTAGACAATCTTAATCGTTCACGCTCTCTTGTTTCTTGCACTTCATAGTTTTTTACAAACTGCGCTCTACATGATGTTTCGTTGAAGTTATCGCCGTTTTGAGGGTCAAACGATTTCCAAATTGCTTTGGCACATTGCTTTGTCAAACCCTCTAATTTATCTAAACCCTTTTCGTAGCCATATGATCGTGCTACTTGATACACCCTTTCCCATGCATCTTGTGCGGTTGGAAGTTCCTCATGTGCATTTACAAAGGCACTTAATGCGGAACATTCCTCTCTAATTTCTGCAATCGTTGGTAAGAATTTACATCTATCAATCAGATTGCTTATCGCTTGTTCAAGGGTAACTGGGTTTACGTTAGATAACTTTGTTACATACAACATCATTCGTTGCTCTGACATATCAGTAGACCACGCTATCTGTAACATCGATAGTGCTTTCAAAGTCTGTTGCTGGTTGTTCAGTATCTACACCCCCTAACTTATTCATCAAGTTATTAACTACGTTGATTGCATCTTCCTTGCTATTCTTTTTAGAGTTAGGTTTTCTGTATTCGCTACGTTCCCAAGTCCTAACCGCTGCTTTCCAATCTTTCATGGAGTTCTTTCCTACTTTCCATCCGTTACTTTCGTAGTAGTCAAAGAATTGTTCAGCATTTACATTATTGTTTCTTTCAATGCAGTACTGTTCGATTTCAGATAGAGTAGGTTTTTCAAAACGCTTGCGTTTTGTTGTAGTGCTTGCACTACTATCTATCTCTTTCTCTATCTTTATCTCTTTCTCTAACTCTATCTCTATCTCTGGTGGAGATTTCTCAGAGATTTGTCGGAGATTTGTCTGGACATTTGTCCTATCTGTTTCTATTCGTTGTCT